ACACTCCTTAGATAATATTTTTGACACAGGGTTTCAGCTACAACAATACCCACAACATAGTGGGTTTTACCGTCAACACGTTGATAGTTTGCCAGATGATCCGGCGTCATGCAATAGAATACTTGGATGTATTGTGTATTTGAATACCATTGAAGTTGGGGGAGAGACTGAGTTTCCAATGCACGGTGCTTCTGTAAAACCAATTTCAGGTCGTATTGCTTTGTTTCCGGCAACCTTTACACATCCACACGTAGGTAGACCAGCATTGTCAGAAGACAAGTGGATTGTTAGTACATTTATATGTAACAAAGCTGTGCCCACACAAGCTACCCCTGTTGTACCACATGCAAACTTTGAAGATGTATTCTCACACCCACATGATGAGCATGGCAATCATGCACATGATGATCTTACCGGATTTGATCATTTTGATCCAACTGATGAATTTGAATGGCAAGAGCCAGGAGTAGTTAATGCCTAGGAATGACTTAATACAACTACGGCGTGATACCGCCGCTAACTGGACCTCTACAAACCCAACTCTTGCTTCAGGTGAGATGGGCTTTGAAACTGACACTGGTAAGTTCAAGATTGGTACAGGGTCTACTGCATGGGTATCTTTGCTATATGTAACTGATGCTTCACCAAATGTAACTGATGCTTCACCAAGAGGAGTGATGGCGTTCACTTCTAGAACAACATCAGATACGACTATCACAAGCGAAGAAGTACAGATCACAGGCTCATCATTTACTGCAGTAGCAAACCGCTACTACAAGATCACCTACTTTGAGCCTGCTCTTTACCATGGTAGTCAGGCTACTGCTACTGCTCGCATTAGATTAACAAACATTGCTGGTGCGGTACAACAATCATCATTGTCTTTTGCCTATATGACTTCTGAAGAAACAACCTGCGTTGCGATAACAACTCTTACTGCTGGTACAACAAACTTTGTTGCAACATTGCAAAGCAGTTCTGGCAATATCCAAGCGACTCGTAGTGCTACCCAGTATGCTTTCCTTTTAGTAGAAGATATTGGCGCAGATAATAACAATAATAACTAAGGAGACTAACATGTCAAACATACAAGTAGATATTAACAAAGTAATTGAATCTCTGGTAAACCAGATTTCACAGCAAGCCCAGCGTATCGCTGTCCTAGAGGCTACAATTGATGCTATACAGAAAACCCCAGATAAAAAGAAAACCACAAACAAGCCTGGTAACCAGGAGGAAGGGTGATTGTTCGTATGAGCCTTACACCACAAAATAAAGCCCTAATTGCTTCTTATGCAAGAAGTGTTCTTGGAGCCGCCGTTGCTACCTACACAGCCACACAGGACTGGAAGTTGACCCTAAATGCTCTTTGGGCTGCTGCTTTGCCTGTAGCTATGCGTTTCTTTAACCCCAATGATACTGCTTTTGGTAAGGGTGAAAAGTGAATTTACCCTTCATTAAACTTGTTGTTCCTACCGCCCTTAAACAGTATAAGAATGGTCAGCTAGCTGACAGTGTTCTTGCGCCCATTAAAACCGGTGGAAAGATGTACGCACCAGTTGCGGCAGAGTTCAACAAGCTATATGACGCAGCAATTGCCGCTGGCATCAAGTTAAAGAACGTTGGTGACTACCGCTCATTCCAAGGCCAGTTGTCAATGTTTATGGATCGTTATGTAACAAATGACACTGGTACTGGGGTTACTCGTCAATACGAGGGTAAGACCTGGTGGTTGAAGAAGGGCAAAGCTCCTTCGGCAGCCCCAGATCCAACCGGCCTTAAGGGTTCTAATCATGGTTGGGGTCTTGCTATTGATCTTGGTTACGACCAGGGTGGTAAGACTGCATCGTTTGGTGTGAACGTTCCTGCGTTCCAGTGGATGTGCGCTAATGCTCCCAAGTATGGTTTCTACCTTCAGGGTAATAACCCTGCCTCTAAAGAGTTTGAGGCTTGGCACTGGCAGTACGCTCTTGGTGACGCATCACCAGACGGTTCAGTACAGACCGCTCCAGCAGCACCTGCAGCCGCTCCAGCAGGCGGTGGTATACAGTTTAATTATCCAGGTACTCCAGTAGGTTTGGGAACTAAGGGGCCAAGTGCGGCTCTTGTGCAGGCAATCATTGGCGCAAAAGCCGATGGTGACTTTGGCCCCAAGTCTGTTGCTTCACTCAAAGCATGGCAAACTGCTAATGGTCTAACTGCGGATGGCTCTGTTGGTCCTGTAACATGGAAGAAGATGTTCGGCTGATAAGGAGCCTTTAAATGGCTGTTAAAATTCAATTAAGGCGTGGTACTACCTCTCAGTGGACTAACGACATAGTTCTTTCTGCTGGTGAAGTAGGTGTCAACACCGAAACTAAGCAAATTAAAGTTGGTGATGGCAGTACAACCTGGGGAACTCTTCCATACTTTGCCTCAGGTACTATTACCTCTGTAACCGCAGGTAATGGTATTACTGTTTACACTACTGCTGGTAGTAGCGCCTCAAGTGGTGCTATATCGGTTGCAGTTGATACCACATATGTTATGGCTCGTAACATTATTGATACTAAAGGCGACCTAATAGTTGGATCAGCAAATGATACTCCATCAATTTTACCTGTAAGCGCTACTGCTAACCACGTACTACTTGTAGACTCTACTACAGCAACTGGTGTTAAATGGGGGGCAGTTCCCACACTAAACCAAAACACAACTGGTACAGCCGCAACTGTCACGACTTCTGCTCAGCCAGCAATTACTTCTGCTGTAAACCTTGCCTCAGTTGGAACTATTACTTCTGGTACTTGGTCTGCAACTCTTGGAGCAACTAGTGGTGCTAGCTTGACAGCATTAAATGCTAGTAATCTTTCTTCTGGAACAGTATCATCAGCACTTATGCCAGCTGTAATGTACACAACTGATGGTTCTGCTTCTACTAAAAAAATAACAATCCAAAATGGTGGCTCAGTTCCTACGACTAACCTTCGTAACGGCGATATTTGTTTCATTTACTAATATGGCTACATACGTTTACAATAACGGTTGGCAACAACTAACAGGAACTGACAGACCTTACGTTTATGACGGAGCAAACTGGCAGGGCGTAAAACAAATATATGCATATGATAATGGTGCTTGGAGACAGGCATATCAGTATGACAATACTGGGCCTACTATTGCATCATTATCTGCTGTTGATACTACTGCTGCATTTAATACTGACTCTGGTATGCAACGTGTAACTTGGGGGGCTATCACTGACAACCAGTCTGGAGTTGCTTCTGCAACTTTGAGTCGATGGTTTTATTCTTCAGATGGTGTATGGCAGGCAGAACAAACATGGAATATATCTTCCTCTTTGTCAGGCTCATACCTTGATTTATCTGTACCTACTACGCGACGTAAACAAGGTTCTGGTGTTACGTGGTACACGTATTACCGTATTACCACTGTTGACAACGCGGGAAACAGCTCAACTTTAGACGCTGGATTCTATTCAACAACCACTTACGACGTTACCGCTCCGTCAGTTTCACCCCCAAGTTCTAGCCCCAATGGTTCAAGTTATGATGTTTCATGGGGTGCTATTACTGATGGTGGTATGGGCGTTTCTTCAGCAACCATATATTCACTATATTATGGAACTAGTAGTGGTTTTGTTGCAGGATCAAGTTATGCAATTCCATCAGGTAGTTTTGGTGGTGGTTCAACCACATTTGGTGTTCCAACCAATAGACGAAATACTCCAGGTGGGGAAACTTGGGTTGTTTATTACTACATTATTGCTACTGATGCTGCTGGAAACTCATATCAAACTGGTGGTTCAACTAGTAGATATACACGGCCATATGGTACATACAACATATCTGCTAACTCATCTAGGTCATATGACAGCGTAATACCTAGATGGTTCCCAACTGACTTTAGTGACCCAACTGATGTTAGAGCTGGAAATAGTAGCACCACTACTATGTCAAACTACACAGGTTTATTCTTTTATGGAACAAAACTTGCAGATGCTTGTTTAGGTTTTGAACCGGATAACGCAACTTTATTTGCACAGCGTAATGGTGGCTCAGGTAACTCTGGTACATATAGGTTTGCTCCTTGTACTAACGGATCACAACCAGGTGGTGCACCATCAGTAAATACTTCTGATGTTGTAGATGTATACCTATCTGGTGAAAGTGCTGCAGCAAATGTTCCTATTATAAACTGGGCAACAAATATTTCATCTGGTTCGGTTGGTAGTATTGCGTTAATACCAACCACTACATCAACCTCTGGTAATACATCTAACTTTAGACGTATGCACGGAGCTGGTCAAGGGCTTTATGGCCTAGGTGGAACAGTAACCCTGTCGTTTAACTAAGGAGTAATGCAACATGGCAATGGACCCAAATCTAAGTGCTTATCTAAAACAATTAGCAAAAGTTAGAGCTAAGATTACACAAGAACAAGGTGGTATGCCCCCAAAGGTAAAACCAGGTTCTCCTGGTTGGGCTACTGAGCAATTCTATGAACTCCCTGACGGTACTATTATTGAAATACCTACCAGGCCTGGTAAAGACCAATGGGGTATTCCAGAAGGTGAAGATCTAGAAGAATTTGAACAAGATACCCAAGCTGACCGGCAAAAAAAAGAATTAGAAGAAAAGGGTATTGATCCAAAAGATGTAACTTGTGAAGATTTATTTCCGCACCTTTTTGGGTTAGTTGAATTAACTCCATCTGCAGTTTATGGTGCAGGTCAATCTGGTGAAAGCTCACGGATTGCACAGTACCAGTTTGTCTCTACAAGTAAGTGTAGAGTAGGAGGAGCAGAAGATGCAATACTAGGATATCTTTATGTCAAGTTTATAAAAAAGGGAACAGTAGTAAAATACGGTCCAATAACCGCAAAACAGTTTAAAACATTTAAAAATTCAGAGTCATTTGGGGTGCAATGTATAGGTGCTTCCCAAAATCCTGATCCTGCCTATGGCCTTACATCTACTATAAAGCTAGTAAACTTTGGCATGGAGTATGTAGGAGATATGCCGGGAGGCGAAGAAGAAGCTGGAGAGGAAGAGTAACACAATATTATGTTTATAATAAGTTTAGTTGTTTTAATGATAACAATAGGGGCATATTTCTTATTTCGAGACACCTTAAATAAGTTGCAATATTTAGGCCCAATCTATTGGATTACCAGAGATAACACCAGGTTAACCACACCTTTTATATCTATCGGCTTCATGCGACAGATAGCGTCACCTTGGAAAATAGGTAAAGGTATACAATTTGCCTACAAAAACTATTCATTTCAAATAGGTTTTTGCCGTAAGTCCACCCACACTGATGAAACTTCAGGTATCCTAGGAGCACTAGGTGGAAGATACCTAGATGATGATGCTGATACAATTCGAAAGTGGTAACAATGTTCTTTAAAAAGGCAGACGAACCAATTAAAAAGATTAAAAGAATTGAGCGTTCAGACACTCCAACATTAATTAATTGGATGGATGCTACTATTATGGGGTTGGGTAAAGCCTTTGATGATTGGCGTTTTAAAGATCTTCCAGAATCAGATGTCACTCAACACATAGACATTTTAAAGTCACTATGGACTGAACTATCAGAACGTATGGCAGAAAAGTAGGTAACAAAATGAACAAGCCAAATATGGATAAGGGTAATCTAAACCCATCGCGCAAAGCTATACTACGTAGCAATAACAAAGATAGCTTGTATTTAAATAACTTAGTAGACCACCTTAATCACTTAGGTTATGATTTTGGCTGCGTATCTAGCATTATTTCTAGTACTGCTGAATCTTCTACTTACCTTGTAAGTCTTCCTGACTTGTTCTATCTTGTTGATAGAATCAATGAATCACTAGGAATGCCTAAGAAACCTCTAGAAGTACCTGATCAAGGGGTATTGTTCACTGACGATGCTCTATAATTAGAGCATGCAAGAACTACTAGAAGATGGGTCTTCGCCTGAAGATATTCAGGCAGTTGAACTAGACGAAACATCACAAGAATTTATTGATCAGCTTGTTTTAAAGCTTATCCTTTTTACGGAAGAATTTTGTAACGTAACCTTCTTCCCCTATCAAGTTCCTATTGCTTACCGAGTAATTGAGTCAATAGTTATTGGTGATGGTGAAGAACTAACTTTAGTAGCTACTCGACAGTCTGGTAAGTCAGAAGTACTATCTAATGTGCTTGCATCAATGATGGTTATCCTTCCCAAGCTTTCAAAGGTCTATCCAACTTGGTTAGGTAAGTTTGAAAAGGGTTTTTGGTGTGGTGTTTTTGCCCCGGTTGAAGATCAGGCTGACACTGTGTTTAGCCGAATCGTTAACAAGCTAACCAGTGAACACGCCATGGATTTCTTGCTTGATCCAGAGATTGATGACAAAGCTACATCGGGTGGATCACGTGGTAAAGGTCGCATAATCAGCCTCAAGCACTCTGGGTCACTCTGCCGTATGCAAACTTGTAACCCTAAAGCAAAGATTGAGTCTAAGACTTACCACTTTGTACTTATTGACGAAGCTCAAGAAGCTGACGAGTACATGATTGCAAAATCAATTAAGCCCATGTTGGCGTTCAATAACGGGTCTATTGCATTAACTGGTACGGCTACTCGTAACAAATCATACTTTTATAAAATGATTCAGTTTAATAAACGCAGAGATGTAAACAGTAAACGTAATCATAGGCAGTGTCATTTTGAATATGACTGGAGAACTGCTGCAAAATATAATGAAAACTATGCTAAGTTTATTGGTAAAGAGAAGGTAAGAATCGGAGAAGATTCTGATGAATTTCAAATGTCCTACTGTAACAAGTGGGTTCTTGAAAAGGGTATGTTTGTAAGTGATGATCGTTTGTCTCGGATGTATGACACATCCATGGGTATTGTCAAACAATGGTGGCGTACACCAGTAGTTGTAGGCATTGACGTAGCTCGTTCAAATGACTCCACAGTTGTTACTGTGTGTTGGGTTGACTGGGATCGTCCTGATGGCTTTGGGTTCTATGAACATAGAGTTCTTAATTGGCTTGAAATCAATAATGAAGAATGGGAATCTCAGTATTTTGAAATTATTGATTTCTTAAGAAACTATAATGTATACCGTATTGGTGTTGACTCTCAGGGTGTTGGTGGCGCTGTTGCAGAACGTCTACAAATACTTATGCCTAAGATTGACGTAGTGGCTGTTACTTCTGATGCCAAGACTCAAAATGACCGCTGGGTTCACTTAACTGAGTTAATTCAACGTGATCAATTGGTTATTCCTGGACATTCTAAAGCACGTCGTACACGTAGCTGGAAACGTTTTAATCAGCAAATGTCTGACCTTGAAAAGGTGTATAGAGGACCTTACATGCTTGCTGCTGCGCCTGAAGAAAAGGGAGCCTTTGATGACTTTCCAGATAGTTTAGCAATAGCTTGTGCTATGTCAGTATTAGATACAATGCCAATGGTTAGTGTGTCTGATAACCCGTTCTTCAGATCAGCATTCCAAAACGTGGTAATCTAAATATAAAAAAGTCAATT